CTCATCACCGACATTTTTTTTATCTGTTGTTATCCTGTGGGATATGTAATTGTGTGTTGTTTTTATAGTAAAAGTCTGTATAATTTATAGATATAAACGGAGAAAAATATGACTGATAAAAATTATGATTTATATTCTATCGAAAAAGATTTGATAGAAGAACTAGAGGATAACCAAGAGGAGATCCTAGAAAGCAACGGAGATAACCTACATGAATATGTAGACTCAAATATTTCTGTATACACCTACGATCAAATAATGATATACGCAAACAATAATAACTTGTGGAGCGTAAACCCTGACGGTGGAGAAACCATACAACAACAGATTGTTAGCATTATTTTTGAGCATTTATCTGGTGTTGCTCATCAATGGCTATATCAAAAACAAGAAGAGCTTGAAGAATTGGAGGCTGCAAATGAGTAAGCCAAGATTTATCGAAGCACACTATACACAAGTCTTACAATATGATTTGGAAGATTATGATATAAATTGGAAAGATGTCATAGACTATGATGTTAAGTGGACGACACTAACTATTTACTTAAAAAATGGAGAAGAGATTAATATTGATAGCTACCATGAATGTGATACCGATTGGAAGTGGGCAAATGAAGTACAAGCTTATGATGAAAACTTTAAACAGGTTGAGCTAGTAGAGGAAGAGCTATGACTGAACACACGGCCAAAATACAAAAGCATAAGAAGCTTCTTGAGTTAGAGAACTGGCGCAAGAAAGTTAAATACATACTCGGAGAACGCAAAACTCCCGGAGGTGTGATCGTTCACACCACTGTTTACAATGACGACTCAAAAGACATTGAGTATCTAAGATCCAAACGCAAACCAAAACACATACCAAGTCCGCACGAGGACGCAGATTTAATTAACCACATTGGAGGAGAATAGATATGAATAAAACATTAAAAAATATTTTAATTGATGCAAGAGAAACACTTGAACACATTGTCCAAAGTGATGCTTGGCAAGAAATTAAAGAGGGTTCAAGTGCTGAGGAAGTAATCAGCGATATAGATAAATTTTTAAATAAGGAGTAAATATGAGTAGAACATATATAAATACAGTAGAAAATGCTGTTAAAAAAATTGGTATTTTGTGTGCTGAAAAATGCGATGTTAAAGAATTAACGCAAAAAGAATGGGAAGTATTACAGGACAATATTTTACTTATTGAGTCTCATATGCAAGATTTAATACATCTTTATGATTTGTTAGATGAACGCAAAAAATCAGATTACTTTCATGCTGATATGGACGAATTAGTTTTAAAGGAGAACGAAGATGAGTAAAGTATTTAGAGAATGGTTTGATACTGTTGACAAGAACAGTCAAGAGTGGTTAGACTTTGTTAAACAACAAGAGCAAGACGATCAAATGTCTGCTCAAATATTGGAGGATACTGAGTGAAAAGAATAGAAAAAGGTACATGGCATTCCAGAGTTGAGGAAATTTTAGCCAGAGATTTTGGAAATATTTATAGTAAATTGACAGGAGTAACGCAACATTTGTTGCTAGATTCTGCTCATGCTTATGTCATAAATCGTACAGACTTAGAAGACCTATCAGAGATGGACATAAACATGCTTGTAGAAGAGCATGTGGCTTCGTGTGTTGCACGTTCTTTTAGGTTCTAAGGGTATGCCCTACCTTTTAACTAACCCTATGCTTAAATCGAAGGAGAGAAAATGGTTTTTAGTTTAGTTTGTATTTGTATTATTTATGATTTATTAAAATAATTTACAAATTTGTCACATGATTTGACTTTTGTTTATTTTTGTGATATAATCTTAAACATATTATAACATTAATGAAAATAATAATTAATTATATTATTAATTTATATTAATATTTATAAAACTTTATAAAGGAGAATGGTAATGATAGAATATAATAATAAAAAAGTAACACCAAAGGTGTATGCTAAACACCAAGTATCTGATTACTTGATGGGTTTGTTTGATAGTCCAGAGGTTCATATGGATAAAGGATTTACAAACGCTACATCACGTGAACAAGAACAGATCATGAATCAAATTAGTTTGTTTGAAGATAGAATTCATAAATTATTGGGTGTTAAATTTAAAAGTATTACAAGCAGTAGTAACTTTGAAAAATCTATATAGGAGATAGAGTTATGGAATTTATACTAGCAGTAGTGGGTATTATTTTTTTGTTGTCAGTAACAACTTTGTATATGTACTGGGTTGAAGATGATAAGATAGAACCTTACATACCCTCCAAGATACAACGTGGTAATTTCTGGGATGCAGAAACAAAAAAGTTTTATAAATGGGATGAGTTAATAGAACGTAAAAAAGAGAGGGAACAAAATGACACAGTACAATGAAGCTGTTGAACAACAAAGAGAGATACTTGAGTTAGAAAAACAAGCTAAACAAATTGTAGCTATTGACACCAGATACAAAGATGGTTTATGGTATAAACAAACTGTTGACTATGCTGATGGTAAAAGAGTTACAGAGTACAGAGACAAACGCAGAGCAAAAATAGTGGAGAATAGGTATGGCAAAGATTAGAACAGTCAAGGGTCATATCTCTGCTACACAAGGCAGAGGTAAAAAGACTAGTCAAGGTAGAGGTAAAGTTGGCACATCTACTATGAACAAAAATAAAAAAGCCAACTTCAAAAAATATCGAGGGCAAGGTAAATGAACATATTTTATTTTGATGAGTGTCCTACTATATCAGCAGAAGCACAGCCTGATAAGATGCTAGTAAAGATGCCACTTGAAACAGCACAGATGTTATGCACAGCACACCGAGAACTAGATGGTGATGAGTATGCAGATAGTGTAGGACTTTACAAACGTGCATACTGGAATCATCCATGTACCATATGGGCTAGAGAATCTAGCTCTAACTACTCATGGTTGTATCGACACTTCCTAGCACTAGGTTCGGAGTATGAGTACAGGTATGGTAGAAAACATGCAAGTGTTGTCAAGCTGGAAGAACCACTGAGCAAGATGCCTGATAACATTAAACATACAAGTCTGACACCACTAGCACAGGCAATGCCTGAGGAGTATAAGAATGAGGATGCTATTGTTGCTTATCGTGATTACTGCATTAATGAAAAACACTATGCCAAATGGGAACGCAATAGAACTAAGCCTATATGGTGGACAACACAGGAGGTTGCATAAATGTATATGAACAAAGAATTTATAATTAAAGGATTACAAAATCACTTTCAAGGACAGATAGATAAGCACGTTGCTAATGCTATGGTGTTGATTAATAATCCTGTTGGGGTTGCTGAACACCCAGATACTTTAGAGAGTATTGAAGGAGAGCTTGGAAAGGTTGCAGATTATGAAGATAAACTTGCAATGTTAAATAAATATTTTGATTAGGAGATCATATGAAATATAATATAATAATAACTGCTGTCTTACTTGCATTAGGTGTAGCCATGTTTAATGCAGTTAATATCACAGCAGATAACATATCTAAAAACAAAGCAGGACTCAACAGATTAAATAAATCTTTCCTGTCTCTCAGCGAGGAGTTTGAAAGCGTAAATAAAAATGCAGACTTGATACAGTCTACCAGAGAAAGCTATCGTAATTCTTTGATTGATTTATCAGATAGACTAGATGCAATGGATGAAACTAACTCAGAGATATATCGTATCTTAAATGATTTAGATGAACGCTTGAACAAACCACCAGTTGCAACTGTGGTTATTGAAAAATATTTGGGAGACTATATAGAGCCAGAACCAGAGCCTACTGAGGAGTTAGGAGTTAATGCTGGGCTGGGTGTACTAACAGGTACTCATGTAACCGGACAACCAGAAATAGTTCCAGAAGATATTGTATGTCCTAAAGTTACATCACCTAAACCTTATGGTTCTTACATAGACAACATTACAATTAAAAGAACTTTAAAGTTTACAGTTATCTATGATCTATTTCAAGGAAATGTAACTGATGTTAGGTATGATGGTTTTATACCTAACAAAGTTAAACAAGCTACCTTTAATTATGTAATGGATTTAGAGTTTGATAACCCAGTTACTATAACAGGGTGTACATTACCTTTTACCATTAACATTTAAGGGTTGCATTTATAATTAATCTGTGGTATAATACAGCTTATGTATTCATTAGAAAAACATAATTACAATACAGAAATACTTACTCGTGATGAGTATAGAAAGTTTGGATTGTATATGAATGAACACTACCCAAACGTAGGGCATATAGTGGAAGCATTAGATGATACTTTTATAGAACATTTACATGATACTCCTCTTACATTTTGGGAAGAAATACTTACTGCTATTAGAGATTAATTGAGGTATATTATAAGAAGTTTTGCCCTCCTTTATTTAACTTATAATATCTACAAGTTTCCGGTCTTGTGCCAAGCTAAAACCGGATTAACTTTTTTAACTAAACACTTTACTTTATCATCAAAGTATGATATAATGTGTGCACTTAATACAAACCGATGGAGGAATAATTATGTATGAGTATGTAACTGGAAAGGCAATGTGGGCAAACATCACATCGCCAAACACGAGGTTTCAACCTCACAAATATAGCTTAACTGTTTTAACAGATGCAGATACTGCTGCTAAACTTGAAGGCATAGGTCTTAATCAAGTTAAAGACAGAGCAGGACAGCCTAAGTATGATGAACCGGCATTTACTTTTAGTAAACGAGCAGCCAATAACGATGGGGTAGCTAATACTGCACCTAAGTTAATTAACGTTGATGGTGAACCTATTGATGTTAGTGTAGGTAATGGTTCAGAAGTAACTGTTAAGATCAAACCATACAAGAATGACTTCGGACAATTCGCTGAACTCATGGCTGTGAAGGTAGAGAACTTAGTAGAATATGTTGAAGGTGACACTGATAACGAGGAGTTCTAAATGATTATTACTAATAATGATAACAAGAACTCTTATGATGTCACCAAAATTAGTGACGACAAAGTAAAGCAAGAAGCTACTGTTATAGTACAGAAAGTAGGTAACTTACAAGTTATCATAGAAGCTTTAGACTTTGCAAGTCGTACACATCGTGCTAACTTAGAAAGACTTCTCAAAGATAGAGACGAAGCAATCGTTGAAACAGAAGCTGCTCGTAATGAGAAAGGACAGTTTGTTGGAGACGACCCAGAAACTATAGAGGACGAATCTAAAGTAGCAAAAAAAACCACATAGTCTGTGAGGAGGGCTAACATGAACGATACAACGTGGGATAAATTGAAACAACCCTGTCCACTTTGCAACAGTAGTGATGCTGTAGGAGTCAATCAAGATGGCTCGGCAAAGTGTTTCAGTTGTGGAGAATTTATGCCTAACTATGAACAAGCATGTAACGGAAAAACTATGACACAAGTACAACCAACACAAATCAAACAACCAGATAATGTAGCCGAAGGTAACTTCATTGCATTATCTGATAGAAAAATATCTCAAGCAACTGCACAGAAGTTTGGGGTCAAAGCTGTCCAAGACCTCAAAGGTCAAGTCATTAAACATTTCTATCCGTATTACAACGGACACGAATTATCAGCTACCAAATGTAGAAACTCTTTAAGCAAAGACTTCTTTGTATCTGGTAGTTATAATGAGACAGGGTTGTTTGGTCAACAGTTATTTAAGAGTGGCAAGTATGTCACGATAACCGAAGGGGAGTGTGATGCTATGGCAGCTTACGAACTACTAGGTAGTAAGTGGGCAGTCGTATCCATCAAGCGTGGAGCACAAGGTGCAGTAAGAGATATCAAGGAAAGCTTAGAGTTCTTTGATAACTTTGAAAACGTGATCGTTGCTTTTGATAATGATAAAGCAGGAAAGGATGCAGCAGTTAAAGTTGCAAGACTTTTCAAGCCGGGAAAGGCTAGGATACTCACACTTCCCAATGGGTTTAAAGACCCCAACGATATGCTTCGTGACAACAGACATAAAGATTTTGTTGAAGCATGGTGGGCTAGTAAAGTTTATACACCATCTGGTGTTATAAATGTTACCGAGCAACGTGAGAAGTTTCATAATCGTGAGAAGAAACAAAGCATACCTTATCCTTATGAAGGATTAAATAAAAAGCTGTATGGCTTGAGACAAGGTGAACTTGTAACTCTTACAGGTGGAACAGGACTAGGTAAGTCTAGTGTAACCAGAGAACTAGAGCATTGGCTTGTAAAACAAACACAAGACAACGTGGGTATCATAGCATTAGAAGAAGATTGGAGACGTACCATTGATGGTATACTTTCTATTGAAGCTAACGCTAGGTTATACATTGACCAAGAACGTGAGAAGTTTTCTAAAGAAGAACTTGATAAGATGTTTGATATATTGTATGATGGTGAGAATAAAAACAGAGTATGGGTTCACTCACACTTTGGTACTAACGATATTGATGATATCTTTACCAAGCTTCGCTTTATGATTATTGGATGTGATTGTAAATGGATAGTGGTCGATCACTTACATATGCTAGTAAGTGCAGTACATGAAGGTGATGAGAGACGAGCCATTGATGCTATTATGACTAGGCTAAGAAGTTTAGTTGAAGAGACAGGTGCAGGTATTATTCTTGTATCTCATCTTAGACGTGTCGATGGTAACAAAGGACATGAGAATGGAATTGAAGTAAGTCTATCTCATCTACGTGGCTCTAATAGTATTGGTCAGTTATCAGATTGTGTTATTGCATTAGAACGTAATCAACAATCAGACGACCCAGAGGAAGCTAGGACTACTAGACTACGTGTTCTTAAATCAAGATACACAGGCGATGTAGGCATGGCAGCTAGAGTTATCTACGATGCTGAGACCGGCAGACTATCTGAATTAACTAACGATGATATAGAGTTTGATAATTCTGGAGACGAAGGATTATAATGGAATTAGTATTTGATATAGAGACTGATGATCTAAATGCAACAAAGATATGGTGTATTGTTGCACAAAATCCAGTATCTGGTGAGGTATTTAAGTTCCCACCAGACAAACTAGAAGAAGGATATCAGTTTTTACAAACAGCAGATAAACTTATTGGTCATAATATTATTGGATTTGATATACCTCTGGTAGAAAAGTTTGGTAATATAGACCTAAGTGATAAGACAGTTATTGATACTCTTGTTCTATCTAGATTATTTAATCCAACACGTGATGGAGGTCATAGTCTAGAGACGTGGGGTTATAAGTTAGGCTATCCTAAGATTGAGTTTGTAGATTACTTAAACTACTCTGATGATATGTTGACTTATTGTGTAAGAGACGTTGAGTTAAATACTAAAGTTTTACAAGAACTTAAAAAAGAATCTAAAGGTTTTGCCAAAGATTGTATTGCTATTGAACAAGGAGTTGCTAAGATTATGAAACAACAGGAGCAAGATGGTTTTGCTTTTGATGTTCAATCAGCACTTACTTTACTAGCAGAACTAAGAGAAAAGAAACAACAAATTGAAGACGAAGTTCATTCCACATTTAAACCTAAGTGGGTAGATACAAAACAAGTTATACCATACATCAAGAAAGATGGCAACCTATCTAAGCGTGGTATGACTGATGAAGAGTATCAACGTTGTTTAGATACAAACAACTTCAATCCTTTTATGAGACAAACTTTACAAGAGTTTAACCTTGGTTCTCGTAAACAGATTGGAGAATATCTTATTGACTTTGGTTGGAAGCCAGATAGATTTACACCTACTGGTCAACCTATTGTAGATGAAAAAACATTATCTAAGATTACACATATCCACGAAGCAAAACTTATTGCAGACTTTTTATTATTGCAAAAGCGTATAGCTCAGATTGATTCATGGGTAGAAGCTGTTAAGGATGATGGTAGGATACATGGTTTTGTTATTCCCAACGGTACTATTACCGGCAGGATGTCACATAGAAACCCTAACGTTGCTCAAGTTCCCTCAGTTAATAGTCCTTATGGTAAAGAGTGTAGAGCATGTTGGACTGTACCAGAAGGACATAAGCTTGTAGGTGTAGATGCAAGTGGATTAGAGCTACGCATGTTAGCACATTACATGGACGACAAGGAGTATATAAATGAAATTATTAATGGAGACATTCACACAACTAACAAAAACTTTGCTGGACTTAAATCAAGAGATCAGGCAAAGACTTTCATCTATGCCCTCGTGTACGGAGCAGGAGATGAAAAGATTGGAAGTATTATTAAAGGAAGCAGAGCAGAAGGTAAGAAGTTGCGAGAACGCTTTCTTAGTAGTCTACCAACATACAGAACTCTTAAAGAACGAGTTGACAGAGCAGCTTCAAAAAATTACCTCAAAGGATTAGATGGTAGGAAGTTGTACATAAGAAACAAACATGCTGCTCTTAATACTTTACTGCAAGGAGCAGGTGCTATCTTAATGAAGAAAGCACTAGTCAACTTAGATAGTTTGTTAAAACTAAATGCTATTGATTATAGATTTGTTGCTAACATACATGATGAGTGGCAGATTGAAGTCAAAGAATCTCAAGCAGATTTTGTAGGAGAGATGGCAGTTAAAAGTATTATAGAAGCAGGTGAACATTTTAATCTACGCTGTCCGATGGATGGCGAATATAAAGTAGGAGGTAACTGGAGTGATACACATTAATAATAAACCTAAAAATAAAGATGTGAGAGCAGATGGAAAAGTTTTTGATGGTACTACATGGAGAAAATCAGGTATCAATCATCATTGTAATGAAGACGGTTTAGTTTTTTACAAAAGAAAATTTAGAACCTTACAAGGATATTTACAGCAAGGAGGAAAACTATCTAAAATAATATTTGGAAACATTAAAACACCTCAAGCTATAACTACTGTAACAAAATTCTTGTACGATAAAGAAGAAAGTGGTGATGTTTATATTATAACTAATAAAGCGTGGAATGGATGGGTAAAGATAGGAAAAGCTATTGATGCCGAAGACAGATGCAACGGATATCAAACATCTAGTCCATTTAGAGATTATAAATTAGAATACAAAAAATATTTTAGTGATAGATCAAAAGCAGAAAAAATTGCCCATAACTTTTGTGCAAAAAAAACAACAGAAAAAAAAGGTGAGTGGTTTAAGATGGATATATCTACAGCCATTTTATGTATAGAACAAATTTAAATAAAATAATATGACTAAATCTAAAAAAACTATTGACACAACAAGCCAAGAAGTATATAATAAATTGTCGGCTAAGAAAAAATCATCCGAATCAGGGCATTGGTATACGCAAAAAGGCGAACCAATGTATACTATTGTAGGTGCTAATGGTAAAGAACGTAACACTACATTACGTGATGCCAAGAAAGATAACTTAGTACCATCGGTTACTACTGTACTAAGTCTGGTAGCAAAGCCCGGATTAGAAAACTGGAAGATCAATCAAGCATTAAACTCTGCACTTATGTTAGAGAAAGAAGAAGATGAATCTCTTGAGGAGTTTGCTTACAGATGTAAACAAGATTCTAAAAGGATAGGACAAGAAGCTGCAGAAGAAGGAACTAAGATTCATGCAATGATTGAACGAGGTTTCTTAGGTGAAGAAACAAATCCAACCTATGAAATAATACAGTCTTGGTTAGATGAAAACTTTCCGGATGAAGAATGGATAGCAGAAGATTCTTTCTGTGCTGACTTAGGTTATGGTGGTAAGATAGATTTATATTCTAAGTCTGGTATATTTGTAGACTTTAAAACTAAAGATAATCTAGAAGGTAAAGACCCTGCTCGTTTAGTCTATGATGAACATGGTATGCAGTTGTCAGCCTATGCTCAAGGCTGTGGCTTTGATGATGTAGAACGAGTATCTATATTTGTTGATCGTAAAGACAAAGAACTTATAGCATGTCATATATGGGATAGAGACTCCCAAACAAAACATACAGAAATGTTTAACAACATTTTAAACTATTGGAAATTAGTAAAGAACTATGAATCAAAAAAAATCTAAACAGTTAAGACGAAGAGCAGAAGACTTACTTATTGAGTGGTTAAGAACAATGGTTCCGGATGGAGAAGATACAGCTAGGATTAATAGAAAGAATCTTAATGAGTTCTTACCCGAACAAACTCATATCTTTGCTAACAATAAATTTTTGTTAAGTGCATACAGTTTGAGATGGTTCTATAAAAAAGTTAAAAAGAATCCTAACATTACACTTGGAGAATTGAATGCCTAGACGAGTTCCCAGAAAACCTAGACCTAAAAAAACTAACGTACCTAAAGGTTATGATAGTACATGGGAATATAATATACATCAAACTATTTTAAAAGATTGGAAACATCATTGGGATAAGATTGATTATATAGTAGAACATACTTATGAGCCAGACTTTATAAAAGTTATCAATGGTCAAACTATATTATTAGAAGCTAAAGGAAGATTTTGGGATTACGCTGAATATAGTAAATACATTTGGATAAGAGAAGCTTTAAAAGAACATATAGGAGAATTTGAATTAATATTTTTATTCCAAAAACCTTTTGCACCTATGCCGGGAGCTAAGATAAGAAAGAACGGAACAAAAAGAACTCATGCTGAATGGGCAGAAACAAATAATTTTACATGGTATAGTGAAGAAACTTTACCGAAGGAATGGATAACAGATGAACTATAAATTTAATGAAGGACAACTAATACAAGAACTACAAGCTTATATTGATAATACTTATAGTGAACATTATGCTTCCGATAAGTATCAAGCAACAGATGTTATCATTGATTCTGGACATGGTATGGGTTTTTGTATTGGTAATATTATAAAGTATGCAAAACGCTATGGAAATAAAGATGGACATAACAGAAAAGACTTGCTAAAAATACTACATTATGGTATAATAATGTTAAACGTACACGATACAGAGAACTCATAATGGTAGATGATAAAATAGGTATCAAGGAATATCTTGGTATAAAAATTAATTATAGTAATGAAAAACTATTAGATAAATTTAGCCTTGATACAATCAAGGATAGATATTTATGGGAGAATGAAACACATGCCCAAGAAGCATTTGCCAGAGCATCCGTCTTCGGAGCAACCTACAAAGGTCACACAGATTTTGAATTGGCTCAAAGACTTTATCACTACAGTTCCTCTTGTTGGTTCATGTTTAGCACTCCTATACTTAGTAACGGGGGAACAAGTCGTGGTCTTCCTATT